AGACGAAATCATAGAAAATAGTGGTTTTCAATTTTCACTAGTCGATGGAAAACCTAATCAATGCAATGGTGTTAGTTGTTGTAATTGTGGATTTAGTACAGGACATGGATGCAGAGAAAAGATTGAAGAATGGCTAAAAAGTCCATACAAAAAGCCAGTATACAAATTAACTAAATTTGAAAAAGAATTATTACAATGCTATTCAGATATATACAGTTTTAAAGTATTTAATTCTTTAAACGGGATGAAGGAAAAAGGATATTTTAAAGGCATTGATGATAATGAAATAATTGGAGATATTTTAGGCAATTGCGAGGTTATCAAATAATGAGCGGTGGAAGTTATAACTATATGTATTGCCGAATTGAAGATGAATACGTCGGAAGAATGTATGATTCACAATTAAATGCAATGATGAAAGATTTAGTTGATTTGCTGCATGATCTAGAATGGTGGCAGTCGTGTGATTATAGCGAAGAGACTTACAGAGAATCAGTTAAGAAATTCAAAAAGAAATGGTTCAGACAAACTAAGATTGATGTACAGAAACAAATAGAATCAGAGTTTGAAAGAACAAAGAGCGAGTTGTTGAAAGAATTTGAGTATTTGAAGGATGTCGAAAATGAATGTAACAGTAAATGATATTCATGATGAGCACATTAGAGAATGTATGCAAAAGACTATTGATTACATCGTTAAATTAGAACGTGAAAATTGTGGATTAAAAGAATATAAGAAACACCAGGAAAGAGCCAACGAAAGAAGATACCATACTGGTGATGAATCATGGCATCGTGGTTCAGTAGTTGTAAGCGAAAATAAGAAAAGGAAGTGATTGAATGAGTGCATGGGCAAATACTCAAATATTATCGAGCACAGCACAATCTAAAAGAGAGATTGATGAACTAGCTACAATTTGTTATCAATACAAATTAACAAAGCAAGATTTATTTTTAGCTGAGCAAATCAATAAAAGAAATATGAAAAAAGAAGTTCAATATCTTTTAGATCACAAGCTTTCAGTTTATGAATTAGAATGTGCATACAGAGCGAAAGGATATTTAGGTTAATGATATCAAACGAAGATGCATCGTATGTAATCAGACAGATACGCAATATTGATTGGTATATTGCACGTATCACTGAGATTGAAAATAAATTAAGTAAAGTATCTGATTTATTGAATTATGATAGAGGATATAAAAGTCCGTTGAATTGGCAGAGAATAACAATCAAAGTTAAAGATTGGGAAGGTAAGTTAGTCGATGAAGATGCTCGATACAAAGCACCAGGCTCTAAGTATCATTCAAATTCAAATGGATTAGTATTTGATTATGAAGATGAATTAATCCAGGAACTACAAGTGATGCGATACAGTCTATGCAAAGCAATGTCATATCTTGAACAACTAAAACAAAGTGATGAAGTACAATTTATTCTTGATTACTTTGATAACAAATCATACGAATCATTGAAGATGCAATACCATATTTCAAACGTGAATCGACACATGAAATCTTTAATCAAGCAACAAATCAAACAAATATAAAACAAAAAGCGTACTAAAGTACCCTTTAATCTCTGATATAATGGATACGTAAGAATTTAGTTCTTACAAAATATGCGACTTAGGGGGTATCAAAAAGATACTCCCTTTTATTGTCACATATGAGTCTCTTTTAAGTTTTCCTTTCGCTCATGTGCCTAGAATCATAGGTGCATGATTGAGAGGAATACATATGACAGACTCAGAATGGATTGAATATTTATATCAACACAAGGATTCAAATGATTGGAATGTAGCTTGTAAGAACTTTTATAACTCATCTGTTTGGAGACATAAACGTGCCGAAGTATTACACTTGGACCACAATGAATGTCAACTGTGTAAACAACATGGAATTATAACTAAAGCTCAAACAGTTCATCACATCATTCACTTGCGTGACAATCCAAGCTTAGCTTTATCAATCTACAACAACAATGATCGTCAATTGATTAGCTTATGCAACGAATGTCACAACAAAGTTCATCCTGAAAAGATTATAAATTTCAAATCAGATAGCGAAAAGGAAAAGGATTTAATCGCAGAAGAAAGATGGTAAGGTTAGTCTCATTTATTTTTGGATAAATTTGTGAAGAAAATAAAATTGTTAACTACCCCCGGGTCAAAAATTTGAGTTCAGATTCAAGGGGTAGCGGAGCGGGGGCGGCCTTTCCTGTTGAGAAATTATTCTAAGTCATGTAGAAATTTGGAAAATAGGTGGTGATTAAGGAATGAAAAAAGAGAATAAGTCTATTGATCTAAAGAAATCGTTGGATAATTTCAAAAAAGATGCTGAGCGACAAGGATATGTTGATAATTTTTTGTTTGCAAGCACTTTGAAGAGGTTGGAGACTCAAATTGATATTCTGACAAGCTTGGAAAAGAAAATTGAAGAAGATGGTGTCGTTTGTACGAAGGAATATGTTAAGGGAAGAGAAAATATGTATGTGAGTCCTGCAGTGACTACGTATAATAAAACTTGCCAGCAAGCAAATAACACAACACAAGCACTGATTAAAGTGATTGTATCGCTAGGCGGTGCTTTACATGAAGAAGATGAAGATGATGAACTATGAGTTCGTTGCCAATATTCTGTAAAGAATATTTTGATTTAATGGATGCGAATAAAGATGAGTTTTGTATTGAACAATGGCAACTGCGTTCGATGGTTGAGAGGGCCTTTCAGAATGAAAGGTTGATTGTCGATTTAGAACTTTATGAGCATTACATTGGATTAGGTAAGTATTTAGGCTTTGGCCGAGGATATGAATGGGAAAGATACTGCATAGGATGTTACTTGTGTACATTTAAAGAAGAGGACGGATTACCGAGATGGGATGACGGCCTTTTTTTTATGGGACGAGGTGCAGGAAAAGACGGATTAATATCTTGGATGAGTT